TCGAGAACTTCGCTTACCGCAGATGCCAGATCAGCCAGGATCATTTACCCGACGTGCTACGCGGCATAGCAGACTACCTGGAGCAGGAGCAACTGGATGTATTGCATCCCGTGGGCTTGACTCAACTTACAAAAAAATTTAAAGCCTTGACATCCGAAAAACAGAAAGGCATTTTAGTTGATCTAGGGGCAAAACGAAAACAACTCATGGAATGTTCTAACGCCTCAGAACGAACCAAACTATTCCGTGAACTAACTAAACATAAACATGGATAAATTAAATATTCATTCAAAACTCAAAGGGATTCAGTCATCCCTCAAAGCTCCGAAGGGGCAGACTAATAAGTTCGGCGGGTACGCTTACCGTTCCGCTGAAGATATACTAACAGCTGTCAAACCTCTGCTCGCTGAGTGGAATTGTACGCTTGTTATTACTGACGATGTAGTCGAAGTAGGTGGACGCATATATGTCAAGGCCATGGCTGTGCTAGCCTGTACCGAAGGCGGTGAATACACCATCCAAGCAAATGGATTCGCTAGAGAATCAGAGACTCGCAAGGGCATGGATGACTCACAGATTACTGGGTCAGCTAGTTCCTACGCTCGTAAATACGCACTCAACGGACTCTTTGCTATCGACGATACAAAGGACGCTGATGCTACTAATGATCACGGCAAGAAGCCAACAACACAAACCAAGAAGATAAGCCAACCAGCCAACGCTGACGTGGACTTTGAGTTCTAACCAATAATACAATGCCAAAGTATAACAACGAAAACACTGGGGTTCTATTCCCCGAAAGTAACCGTGAGTCCGATTCATCGCCTCACGCCACAGGAACAATAGAAGTCACCGCACCGGGCAAATACCGTGCGGCGGCTTGGAAAAACCAGAGCAAAGCTGGCCCTGTTATGAACATCCGTTTGACTCGTCTCGATGAGGACAAACAGCCTGAACAATACCGCAGAAGCGGTATTCCGAACCAACCCGCGGCGGCAGCCATTGCGGACGATCCCTTTTAAGGTTGATTGGTTGTCAAGGGGAGGGGGTAACACCTCTCCCCTTTTTATTTTTTTTTAACATGAACCAACAACTATGAACGAATTATTACAAGGATACATTGACGCGGGAGAACCGCTTTTTAAGATGGACGGCTTTGATGACTGCATTGCAGGGGTCGTAGAACGATTTGGTCAGGAGCCTATTGTGTGCTACGACAAGGCGAAGGTCATTGACCAGATGATCGCCGATGGGATGACCGAAGAGGAGGCCGTAGAATTTTTTGAGTACAACCAAATAGGAGCATGGGTGGGTGACAGGACACCCTGCTTCCTCATATTAAAATCATGAAAGAATTAGAGCAGAGCCTTCTGGGGACAATCCTGAAGGCTGAGATAAACGATGGCTGCAATGCGCTACTAAACGAAGCAAAGGAGTCCGGCATTAATGCTGACTTCTTTACGGCTCACGACACCCGAACAATGTGGGAGACCATGTGCAAGTTGGACTCCAAGGGAGTTATCCTTGGCACGATGTCCCTGTTCACGGATATGTCCAAGGGTCAAAAGGGACTCGATGCCAGCTTAGTCTGGTCCACGCATGACGCAGGACTCAGCGAGTTACAATACAAGGGACTTATAGATGACATGGTGGAGTCTTATAAATCACGAAACCTTCACCGCCTCTCGCTGATAATCAAGGACGGCCTACAAGAGGGTAAGGATTCCGAGGAGATCCTTACTTCTATACAGGGTCAGTGCGATGCCATATCGTCTTTGACCCCGAACAAAGAGAATCTGCAAACTATTGTTGATCAAACATATAAAGATGTCATAGGTAAAGTAGATTACTCTCGATACCTACGGACCGGCATTCAATCCATTGACGATGTCTTGTACAGAAACGGCTACGGGTCAGGTCAGCTTTGTGTTCTAGCTTCACGGCCAGGGTGCGGCAAGACAGCCTATGCACTGAACTTCTTGAAGAACGTATGCACAAAAGGTCACGGAGTGCTTCTCTTTAATCTTGAAATGGGCGTGAACCAGATAATGAAGCGCATCTTTAGCATCAACTCGGGCTTACATATGCGTAGGTTTGAGGACGGGCTAGCCCCAGAGGACAAGATGCAGACATTGCAGGAGACTACCGAAACTGTGAAGGGTTGGAAATGCTGGATCCGAGAC